GTGTCAGGGGGCAGTAATAAATCAAGAAACAAAATTGCCCACTTTTTTTACAAAAAAAAGTCAAAAAAGTTATCCACAGGCCAAAAATGGCTAAAATGTGTATAAAATGGGTAACTTTGGAAAAGTTATCCACATTATCCACATTACTACTATAGATTTATGTATACTATAAACCCAGTAACTATATAACTGGGTTTATTTAGTATACATAATATAAATTATTCAACATTCAATTTACGAATCACACAGCAAAATTCGAGAGTAGACAACACAACTCATCAACAAGCACTTGACGAACAATAAAAACCATGTTAAAATGCGCGCACGCGATACCAAAAAAATGGAAAACGCACGCACGCAAATAGTCCAATGAAAAATGAAAATTCAAGTGATAGTTAGCGTAAAAGGAGAAAAAATGACTTGCTTACAACCTAAACTTGCATGGAGATATAAAGAATATCCAATAAGCGCTCGAGAGGATAGCGAGCGCCTAAAATACTACACAAAAATTCACTTTAATCAACACCCAATTGGGTGCGAGGATAAAATAGAATTTTTGAACATTCCATGCGGAAAGTGCGAGGGTTGCGCACTCGATAGAAGCAACGAATGGGCAACTCGCATGTATTTAGAAAAAAAACAATGGAAAAACGCATGTTTCATAACTCTAACATACAATGAAAAAAACTTACCAAAAGATAAAAAACTACATGAAAGAGATATGACGCTATTCATAAAACGACTTAGAAAAAATCAAACCGGAATAGAGGAATGGACAAATCCTCAAACCGGCAAAAAGGAAAAACCTATAAGATACCTATATTGCGGAGAACTAGGAACAAAAAACAAAAGACCGCATTACCATATATGTCTATTCAACTACATGCCTAACGACCTAGAATTCTACAGATACAGCGAAGGAACAGGACTTCCATTATGGAAATCAAAAACAATTCACGATTTATGGGGAAAAGGCTTTACACCAATTGGAACACTAACATATGAAAGCGCATGCTATGTAGCCAGATATTGTCAAAAAAAAATGGCAACAGACGAAAACAACGGAGAATTCATAAGAATGTCACGTATGCCAGGAATTGGAATAACTGAATGGCAAAAAAACAAAGAAAAACTAAAAAACAACGGAAACATCTTAATAAAACTCAAAGATAAAGTTACAACTAAAAACCTACCTAGATACTTTCTGAAAAAATGGCAAGAGGAGGACTGGCAAGAACTAGAAAAATTCAAAGCAAGACAAAAAGAACATATTTTTGAACAAACAATTAAACTAAAAGAACAAATTAAAACCGACGCACCTATAGACAACAGGACAGAAATAATTAAAAATGCTCAAAAAGGGCATTTTAAAGCGATTATAACAAAACTTTTAAGAAAAATATAAAAAGGTACTTGACAAATAAAAAAAACTTCTGTAGAGTCTTAAAACGGGTGGCGCACATAAAAGAATGCCACCCTATTTTTTTATGTAAAACGACCAGGCGCCACCTATCAACTAAAAAAGAAAGGTAAAAAATGATAGAATTTGAAAAACACAACCAAATCTTGTTTGGCATTCTGGACGCCGACTTCGGCTACAGAACAATTTTTAATACTGAAAGCACCTCAGACGCTCTCCGAGCATTCGCTGACATGTGTAACAACAACCAACACATGAAATCAATGCCAGACAAATTTAAGTTAGTGAAACTTGGGACAGTAGACCCAAACGGTAACATCACTAACACAGTCGTAGAACTCGAAAATGCGACAACTTACGCACCTGAAAAGCAAACAAGCCAGGACAGCGACAAAAAGTAAAAAATAAAATAAAATTTTCGGGACTGGTCGCCGACAGAAATGCCGACGGCCAATTTTTTAATTAAAGGAGAAAAAAATGGCAACAAACGACAAAAGAATATTCGCAAGAACTGCAAACAAAACACGAAAAATCAACATCAGACCAAAACTCATGCGAGGAGGCATAAGACTATGAGCAAAAAAGAACGAATCTTAAACTGGCTTAGCATAGCAGGCTTAATCATCAACGCATTATTACAAGGACTTAAATAACATGGTAAACAGACCGGACTACATGAAAAGAGAACGAAAGGCACAAAGTTATGACCCAAAAAGCATATTTATTGAAAGAATGGGTAAAAAAATCAATTTGTTTGATTTAATACAAGAAAGCAAAGAGGACAGTGAAATTACAACATGTCTAAAAAAATATGGCTGTATAGAGCCATTAGGTGTTGACTTGAAAAAAACCTATGAAAATTTCATAGAGATTCAAGACTTACGAGACATCTATGACGCTAAAAAACGAGCTGACCAACTTTGGGACACATTACCACTAGAAATCAAACAAGAATTCAATGGAAACGCAAACGAATTCATGAACAAAGGCGAACAATGGCTTAAAGACAAAATCGCCAAAGAAACAGAACCGGTAGAACAACAACCGGCAGAACAACCAAAAGGAGAATAAACATGGACAGAAACACAGAAGCATTCTTTACCGGCGCACAATTAAAAGACGTTCCACGTAGCACATTCACACGTAGATTCAAACATACAACCACAGCAAACGCAGGTGTATTAGTTCCATTCTATTGCGACCTGGACATCTTACCGGGAATGACAATATCGCAAAATACATCAGTATTAGCACGTATGAACACACCAAAATTCCCAACAATGGACAATGCATACATTGACACATACTACATCACAATGGACATTCCACAAGTATGGGAACACTGGCAAGCATTCAATGGAGAAAATGAAACCGGCGCATGGACACAAGCTCCAACATATACAATTCCAAAATTCACAACCGACGCAACACACAAAGCCGGATTGCACGACGCAATTACATATATGGGCGCAGCGAGATATAACTCACAATGTCAACCATTCTCTAAACTAGGTGTCCGGGCATATATTCGTGCATGGAACTACCTATTTAGGTCTGAAGCATTACAAGCACCTATTACAATGTATAAAGGCGACGGAAACACACTATTAGACGGAACAATTATAACCGGACAAGCACTATTACCAGTAAACAAATTCTTTGACTACTTCACATCTCTTTTACCAGAACCACAAAAAGCAGTATCAGCAGTATCAATACCATTAGGTACAACAGCACCAGTAAAAGGTAACGGAATGGCCTTAGGTTTAACAAATGGAACAAACAACTACGGAATTGTAGGCGCATCATCTGACGGATTAGGCGTAAATAGTGCGTCATATGGGTTAAACCCAGTGGCAACTGGTGCAGGTACATTCACATCTTCAAGTGGAATGCGATTCGGCGTAACAACAGACCCAGCAAAATCAGGTATGATAGCTGACTTATCACAAGCAGTAGGCGCAACAATAAACGCACAACGCTTAGCATGGGCAATGCAACGAGTATTTGAGGCAGACGCAACATTCGGAACACGCTACTGGCAAGAAACAGTGCAACGATTCGGCGTTATCGCTAACACAAACCACTTATTGCCGGAATACATCGGCGGGAAACGCTGTCCGATAAATATTGAAACAGCGATTATGACAAATGAAACAGCAAGTACAGCATTAGGAACAACTGGCGCATTCTCTGTAACAGCAGACCAAAACCACGACTTCACAAAATCATTCGATAGTCACAGTATCTTATTAGGCTGTTTCTGTATCAGAACAGACCACACATACCAACAGGGACAAGAAAGACAATGGACACGTTCTGAACGTTTCGATTTCTTCCAACCCGAGTTCTCCCATATCGGAAACCAACCAGTATATACCGGTGAAATCTTCACAAACGGAACATCAAACGACTTGACAGTCTTTGGCTACAAAGAAGCATGGGCAGAATATAAATACAAACCAAACCGGGTATCCGGCATGATTTTATCAGACTATGCACAGTCACTAGACTATTTGACATACGCAGACGACTATGCAACAGCACCTGTATTATCAGACGCATGGTTACGTGAAACAAAAGAC